CTTTAAATTTTTTAATATCGCTAACCGTTTTACCATTAATTGTTACCTTTGTTGTTACTACCATTAAGCTACTCCCCCACTCATTAGAATACCTTGTAAAACAATTAATCCAATAGTTAAACCACCTATTGCCTTATAGACGAATTTCTTTAAGTTATCTATCTCTACTTCGTGTCTTTGAACTGAACCATTAATAGTTTTGAGGTGTTCCTTTATACCGCCAACATCTCCCTTTATTTCCAAAAGTATTTTCATAATGTCGGAATAATCGTTGTTCATTATACGCCACCACTAATTTTATTTCCTAACTCGTCTTGTAACTCGTCTGCTATGTCTTTGCCTGTTAGTCCGTTTACGTTTTCTATATTTACGTTTGTTGTTCCTGACGTGCTTTCTTCGATTGGTTTCTCTAAATATTCAAACTCCGTAGCTTTAAATTTTTCTAAATTTAGCTTTGGGATAAGACTAAAGTTAATTCCTGGTATTTTGTTTAGTCCTTTGATAACACCATTAACCATTTTAATAATTCTATTAATACTATTCTCTATTACTTCTACTACAAAATTCCATACTTTGATTACTATATTTGCTATACCAATAAATACGTTACCTACTGCTCTACCTAACGAACCAGCCGCTACTTTTATTTTATCCCAATTCTTTATTAAGAAAATACCTACCGTAATTAAAGGAAAGAACAATAACGCTAACCATTTTAACCATCCACCCATAGTTTCCCAATTCTTCCATAATGCTACACCTATTGCAATTAATGCCGATATTGCGGCTACAACTGCTAAAATTATTAATGTTACTGGACTCCATACAACCGCTAACGCACTACTCACCGCGGTAACAATCATAATAACCCCGGCTAATATTAATAATACTGCTGTTAGGGCTACTGCTCCTATAATTATCTTTTGTGTTAGTGGGGATAATTGTGTAAACCAATCTACTATACCTCTCGCCGCATTTACTACCGCCTCCATAACTGGCAATAATGCCTCTGCTAAACTTGCCTTTAAATTCTCTACATCTGCGGCTAAAATTCTTTGACTATTTGCTAAATCATCCGAAGTATTAACGAAGTCTCCAGCGAATTTATTGGTTTGATCCATTATAGACGCATATCTTGCCTGAACTTTCTCGGACGCTGTTAATTGTTCCCCTACTTCTGCTATTCCGTTTGCGTATGCGAATGTCTCAATACTGGCCGCACTCACATCTATACCATATCTCCGTAATGCCTCGGTTTCTCCGGCTAAACCTGACTGAATAATTGTTTGTGCTTGTGCTAAATCTACATTCATAACCGACGCAAAATCTGCGGTTCTTCCTGTTATATCTTGTATTACATCCGCTACGTTACCGCCATCTGTGGCTACTATCTCTGCAAACGCACTAAATCTTACTGCTCCCTCGTTAAATGCTTTCTTACTTAATCCAAAAGATTTACTCGCTGTGTTACCCATCTCTAAAATTGCCTTTGCGTTCTTTCCAAATACTACGTTTACTGCGTTTACCGACTCTGCTAAATCACTCGCACTATTTGTTAGTTTGCTTAACCCTATAACTCCAGCTATTCCTATACCAACCATAGCCGAACCGATTAATAACATTTTAGTATTAATCCCTTTCAAAACTGGACTTGCTTTGTCTAAAGCGTTTACAACTATCGTTAAAGTTGCTCCACCAGCCGCACCTGCTAAAAATCCTGCCATTAAGCTACTCCTGACGTGAATAAATACCCGTCTGAACTACATCTTAAAGGAATTGTTTGCGTTCCACTAACTCCACACAATACACTATAAACTACTGCGTGATTTCCTGTAAAATCTCCCGTGTCCGTTCCGCTTACGAAACTATTTAATCTTAATTCTGCTCCCATTGTAACCCCCTTTTAAAAAAATAAATTATTTGTTTGGAGTATAAACTAAGTTTGATGTTTTTTCTGTTTGTTTGTTTTGCCATTTTAACTCTTTTTGCTTTGTCTCTTGGCGTCTCTTTCTTGCTTTTTCATCTTTCGGTTATGTGCCGAAACTAAGTCTTGTATTTCTGGATATGTTAATTTTGGTATATTGAAGTAATTGTAACCTTTACCGTGTAACCATAACAACATATCAGTCTCACTTAGTTTTTTTTTAAAGAGTCCTCTACATCACTTAACGCTTTTGTAGCTTGTTCTGTAACTTCCTCTTGACTCACACCCAAACTAATAGCTAAAACTGCTGTGCTTATTGCTCCGGCGAACTGCGGTTTCATATCTGCTAATTGTTCATCTGTTAAGGTTGGTTCTACTAATCCACTTTTAATTACGTCTGTGTCTGCTTGTAACTTTTCTTCTGTTGAACCAGTTTGAGACTTCGCGTAAATTTCTTGTAGCTTACCTCTTGTAAGTGGTCTTATTTTTACCGTTGGTTTACCTGGTAAACTAAGTTCTACTTCTTGTGCGATTAATTGTCCTTCTTCTCCTCGTGTGAAAACTAAATCTTCTGTTCTTATCATTTATTTATCCTCCATTTTATTTAAATTATTTTGATTAAAGGAATACGAACTAACTACATCCAAATTACTTTTTCCTGTTTTTTTTGTTTCTTTTATTTCCATAGTGTTTAAACTAAACCCCCCAAAAAATTATATTAATATAATTAGTTGAATAGAGTTACTTTTGAATTGCCGATTTTCTTAACTGAAAACCCTGAACGAACATTACCTACTAACTTATTACTTTCTTTAAACTTTAAGTTGTTTCGATCTAACCTTAACTTAACTTCTATCTTTGGGATAACTTTGTTTAGATAGTTTAGTCTTGCTTTTTGCTTGATAGATAATACTTTCGTTGGAATTGCTTTAAGTCCGCTTTGCTCGAATTTCATATCGTATTTCATTTTTTCTACAACGTCTAAATCCTGTTTAGTAATCTCCAACTTTCCGCCTAATTCTGTAATCTCCAACTTTAACTTTGTAATCTCTTTCAATCGTGCCTTTCTTTTTTCTGATATAGCCATTTTAACCTCCTTTTATTTATTTTGAGTAGTCATTAAATACATCATAACGTTCTGATTTCGTAACATATCAATAAACCATACCGGACATCCTGGGCTATATGGAGTTACAAAACCAGCTTCTTCTGCTTTCTTAATTAATTCTTGTTTGTTCATTCTTTCGTTTCCTCAAATTTAGTTAGTTCTTTAATGTGTGAAAATGGGACAACATAGACTTTCTCGTCTGACATAAATTGAATACTTTGTTTATCTACAAAAGCAATAACACCCTTTAATTCTGTATTGTCGTTGTTGGTTAATATTATCTGTTCGGAAGATTTGTTATATCTGTCGCATAATTCTTTTATTACATCTCTTAGTTTCTCGAACTCTGCTAATACTTCTATGTCTCCAATTAATTCTAATTCTTCTACTAATCCGCTTGGGATTAAAGCGTAGTAACTACCGCCGATTTTCTTTAGTGGTGTTTTTATTTTGTATGCCATTGTTTATGTAATATTTAATATTATATTCTTAATAAAGGTTGGTATGTTTAATATATATAACTAAATTTTTGTAGTTATCCATATTGTCCCATTATCGTCTGTTCTAACATCTTTAGTATAATTAGTAAGTAGTCCTTTGGGTAATTTCTTTCTTCCAGTAGCGATATAGGGAATGTATACCTTATTGTCTTTTCTTTGATTAGGGTCGTCCTGTGTGTCTGTTTCGCTGTCTTTTGTAGTGTTCTCTACTTTCTTTAATTCTTCTTCCGTTAGTTCGCCTGTGTCTAACTTGTCTGGGTATAGATTACTTTCCATTTATTTTATATTTGAAATTTATTTTTGGGCTTATTTTACAGGATTGCTTAATGATGTATTCCTGTAATTCTCTAATCGGTTGGTTCTGTTTTAGTAATTTGAGTCCATCTAATACATAGACTATTTCAAATTCTAAGAAGTTTATCTCTATTTTTTCCATTATCTAATATACGAGGTTATGTATGGCTTTAACTCGAACCACATTCTAAACATTAATGCGTCTGAAAAGTCCGGACTCCTACCCAATACCTCCTTTATTTTATCTTTTGAAACTACTTGTAATTTCTTTTCGTTGTCTGGATCTAATTCTCTTATCTGCTCTAAATCTTCAATTAGTAAACCTTTTACTTCTTCATTGATGGCTTGGTATATCCCTATTCTTCTTTCTTTAACATACTTCGCCAATAAAAAATAACATTGTGCTTTTAGGTTCGCGTAATTATGTTTAGGAGCTTCGGTATATATCCCCATTGGGTTCTGTTCTCGCTTTAATTCTAATGCTCTCGAATTATTAACAAATCCATAAATATCCATCTCGTCCACTATACCGCCACCTAATCCATCCTCGTCTGCTATGATATTGCAAATAGGTATTTTATATTTTTGTGCTATCCTTAGTAATTCTAATCTTGTTTCTTTTAGTGGGTTCTTTTCATACTTGGGTAAAACTATTATCTTCTCTACAATTAAATCATCCCATACGAACACTACACTTTTATCTTTCCCTTTTCTCGCTAAATCAATAGACATATATTTTTCGCGTTGGGTTGGTATTAATACGTTGTTTGTGAATAGTCTTAAAATATCTTCATACTCGAATAGTCTGTCGTCTGTTTCGTCATACTCCCAATTACCTAAAAGTAACCTTTCTTTAGATAGGTTATCTAACTTGTTTAGGTTTGCGATATAATGCTTTGATAAATAAGGATTATCTCCTGGTAACGCCGGGACGAACTTTTTGTATTTGGGTAGTGTGCCTTTTTTGTATGGTTGATAAAAATCATAATAAAGGAAGTTCTTACAGGGATTAGTAGCGATTAATATTTTAGGGATTAAACCTTGTGTTGCTGTTCCGCATTTCTTGCACTTCCATTTAGTAGGTTTGCCTGTTTCGTCTTTGCTTATGACTTCGCTTTCTATTAAATCTCCACCACACTCACAAAAATTATCTAACTTATACCTTATTCTACTTTTGGCTATGTTGTAACCCTTAACGCTTATTGCGTCTCCCTCATCAATAAAAATACCCGTATATTCCCTACTACCCAAACCACTAAACTCTGGGTCTGATGGCATAAGGGACAATTCTTTAAGATAGATTGTAGAACCTGTTTGTATAAAAGTAACTATACCATCTATTTGGTTATACTTGTAATCTAAGTCTTTCTGTAATCCCCACATACTACATATCTCGAAAAAGGTTAATAATGTGGACGCCTTCAAATCCTTTAATACTGCTCTACTCATTAACCATCTTGTCCCAGGATAACGCAAACAATTTATTATTAACCACGCACAACCAACAAAAGACTTACCGAACCCGGCCGAACCTCCGGCTAAAACCTCGTTAGTTTCTTTATCTTCTAATACGTCCCATACTAACTTTTGTTTAGTAGTGGGAGTCCAACTAATATTAACTTCTCTCGCCATCTTCCCTCTTTGATACTTCTACTAATAGTTCTATTTTTTCTTCTTCTGTGAATTGATCGCTATTACGAACTAATTTACATAGTATTCTAAACATCCAGTCTATTTTATTTTCGTCCATTATTTACCCCATCTATTATGAACAATTTTCTATTCTTGAACTCTGCTAACTTTCCGTCATTCCATACGCTTATGGGACGAAGATAACCTACCGTTCTACTCCATATCTCGCACTTAGTCCTTTCCATTTTTCTCCTTTTTTGGTTCTCCGATTATGAAAGTTGGTTCGATTGGTTTCTCCATCTTAAACGAATAATTAACGCTTTCTACTTGGACTTTCTCGGCTACTTTCTGTTTCTTACTGAAACTTTCTAATAGCTTTGTTGCTCCCTCTTGGAGTGTAATTAAAGCACGAATAGACGCTACCTTTTCTGTATTATCTCCATTTATCATTATCTCTCTCAAAATGTATAATGCCTCCATATCCGCGGAATAAAAATCTGTGAATGTTGTGTCTAATTCGTTTGGGTCTAACTCGCTTATTATAGAATGAATATCTTTGTGAATTTGTGCCGCACTAACTCCGTATATCTTTCCTAATTCTCTTTGCGTTGGTATTCTCTCTATCCCGACATTTCTAATACGATTTTTAATACTATTCTTACGTTCGTTTATTTCTAATCTTTTAGCACTTAGTTTTTTTGTTTCCATTATTTACCTCCTTTCTCTTTCAATCTCTTTATTTCTGTTTTTTCCATCCTCTAATAACGAGTGGTGGATTTGAACCACCGGTCTCCATTCATATTATAAGGTAACTGAAAACCTTATCTTAGTTTGGCGAGATAACCTGACTTCCCTAACTCGCTGTAATAATCTATTTGTTTTTTTGGTATACATCTAATAGCTTTTGGCTATCTCGAACAATCGCTAAATAATCGTCTGCTATATCTTGGTTCGTTTGTATTTCCTGTATTAGCTTTCTTTCTATATTGTCTAATTCCATTTTAATTAAAATCTGAATGTTGCCAATAGTAATCTAATACTTTTACTATGCTGTCTGTATACATATTATCCCAATTTATTTTATTATACGTTTGTCGCGTCATACTTAACTGCATAACTACGCCCTCGCTTTCTTGTCCATATCCGTTTACTAACGTATTGTAAGCGTCTATCTCTACTCTATTAATAGTATTATAGTTTGTATTCTCAAACGTGGTAATAAATATGTTCTGTGCGTCTTGTATTATGCCCATCTTGATATACCTAAAATTAAAGTTATCATCTACATTAATCTTAATATATGCTGTTCCATCATCTAATTCTACGCTGATAATCTTCGTCTTTCCTGTGTTGGTTGTGTTTTCTCCATCACTTGAAAATATTATAATAATAGAACACATCAAAAGAATACCTACACATACTCCTAACATTACTTTTGTTTTACTCATTTTTTCCTCCTGGATGATTTAGTTTTGGGTTTAGTTTTATTAATTTCTACACTATCTATTAATTCTATTTGATTAAAGACTTGACTCCAAAATAAACCGCTTATTGAGGCGTATATCTCTCCGTTACAACTCTTTTTACCTATGTCTGTTATCCAGTCTAAAGCGTGGCTTAACTCGTGGAAGAAAGTCTTTAACATATCTTCACCACTTCTTTCTTTCCCGTTTGCTCTGATTGTGCTTAAAGTAATTACTCTTTCTGCGTGTTGAACAAACCCAGCACAATAAGTCTCATCTCTGTATATGCTGTCTGAGAACTTGACTTTGTAAGAAGTCCCTAACAACTTTATCTTTTTAGGAATACTAAACGTCTGTAAGCATAGCTTTTTTACTTTGTGTTTCTTCATAATTTCCAATCCTGCGATTTTAGTTCTTCTAATTCTTCTAATTCTTCTGCTTTCTTGATTTTGGCTATTTTCTTGGCTTGTTTCTCGGTAACTGAATATTCGATTATCATTAAGATAGTTTGAACCATATCGTAAGTAGTTAGATAGCTTATTTTTTTAATAGTTCTTAATTCTTGAAACTTGTCTAACTTCTCGCCTATTTGATAAGGATAACATTTTATTGTTTCTACTTTCATATTAAAACTCCTTGATTTAATTCTATTTGATGTTCGTAATTGTTGAACAAATTTAGACATAATACTTTTTGCTTATCTTCCCCATAATTATACGTTGTTCCAGACGCACAAAACATTAAGGGACTTGTTTCAAACTCGTAACCCTGAAAGTCTATTACAATTTCGTTTACATTACTTTCATTAAGATAACCTAAGACACTTGCCGAAATGCTAAAACCATTGAATTGTAAAAATAGATTTTTCTTGTCTCTGTGTGTATAGTAAGTCCCGGACTCTATAAACCCAATATTCCGCTTAAATCCGCCGCTTTCTTTAATCAAATACGTTCTCATTTTTTATAACGTCCTGGATATTTTTTATTTTTTATCCTATTATTAAAGTGGATTTTACACATAATACATCTCCAACTACCATCATAAATAGACTGGGTTGTTGGTAGGTTGTGTAAACTACAATCACAACATTTCTTATCTCTCATTATGCTCTCCTTTATGATGGGTCTCACATAGAGTTTCTCCATTGTTTAGATCGAATAATACATCACAATCTAAGGCGTCTGCTATTGTCTTTAGCTTATATCGCTTAATTATCTCTGCTACGCCTTGTTTATGATGAACTTGGAGTAATTCTATTGCTCCGCATACATTACAATTATACTCATCTCGCTTTAAAATCTGTTTCTTCCAGCTAAGCGTCCTCTTACATTTTCTTATCTTTTGGATTAATTCTTTCATATTAATTTGATGTTTCCGTTTTTAATTAGAATATCTGCTACTGATGGGTTAATTGTTATAATCTCGCCCTGAACATAATTATTAATCGCCTTTGGGTTAAATGGGTCTACGAAGTTGGGAATGTCCTTTAATACCTCATATTTAGGAGTCTGTGAAATAATAACCTCATTAATAGGGGTCTGTTTATTATCTATCTGCTCTGTTTTAGGAATAGTGAGGATAGGTAGGGTTTTTGAAGAAGTATAGGGAATTACGTTTCTTAGGGTTGTGGGAATACTATCACTATCCTCACTATTTTTAGTATTCTTAAAAATAACACCTTCCCATACCGTTTCTTGAGTTTCCATATTACCGCCTTTACGACTAACTATCACACCAAACATATTTTCTAATACTATCTTCATATTAACCTCACTTGTTCCTTTTACTCTGTGAGTCTTGCAATACTTAACGAAAGATTGTCTTAATTCCTTTTTACTAACATATCCATCTATACTTTCTTCTAAGTTGTCTAAACAGAACGCTGTGAAACTATCTGATGTTCTTATCCAAAAGTCCTTTACTTGACTTGTTCCTGTTGAATAGCTAAAATCTTTCTTCGTTTTAAGCGTTGTAAGCCCTTCTAACGCCTTATTTAGTAGTCCGCTTAGTTCTTCTTTGGTCGTTAATTTCTCTAATATTACTGGGTCTTGAACCTTACAGAATTGTTTTTCTTTATCTGATTTAAAGTCTATTTCCTTTTGTGGTAGAAATTGATAGGGAAATTCTAATAATACCCATCTACTCCAGAACCCCTCACTTAAATCGTATACTTTAGGTAACTCATTACAGGCGAATATCATTTTGGCGTAGTTAGTAAATATTAAATCTCTTAGGTATTTTCGTTTTACTTGAACGCTATCTCTACCTGTTAGTTCTTTGAATAGGCCTGTGTCCTTTAATGCGGTGTTGTTTAGATCACCTGCTAAATTTACTAATCTATTGTGTAATTCGCATAATCCCGAACTATTACTCTCCATTTGGCTAAGTCTTACTGAACAGGTGTTCTCGACTCCTAAGAACGATTTTAAGAGACTTAATGTCTTTCCCTTACCATTTCGTCCACTTCCTAAAAACATAAACGCTTTCTCTATGAAATAGTCCTTATGTAAGCAAAATCCGGTTAGTTCGTATAATATCTTTTTGTCATCGCCATCCTTTAATATCTCGCTAAAAAACTTGTCTATATTTGGACATACTGACGCCTGGTTATAGTCTACTGGGAGTTTATTAAAAAATATCTTCTTGGGTGTAAATTCCTTTAGACTCTTTGTTTTTAGGTTAAGTATTCCGTTATTTACACATATCTCATCTAAATACATTGTATTGAAAAATGTGTCTGACTCTATCATAGTGTCCGCCTCTATCTTTGCGATTACTTTGTTTGCTCTTTGTGGTGTATATGCCTCGATTAGAACCTTTCTTACAAACTCCTTAATATAAGACTCTCCGTTTGGTTTGTATATTCCTCCATCATAAACCCATATCTCGCTTTTTAAGTCGTCTCTTGTGGTGTATATGTGGTTCTTTTCTTTGATTGCTTTTACTATCTTCTCTGTCGCGTGTTCTTCTTGTCTACTTGCTATCATTTGTAAACACTCGCTACTTAAATCAATTAAAGGATTAGTTACACTATCCGCCGCTTTTTGTCTTTCTTCTGCTGTTATTAGTAATTTATTATCTTCGTCGTATAAATCGTGAAAATTATCTGTCTGCATAGAACTACCACTAATTTCTTCCATCGTTGTCCCCCCCATTATCTAAAAAACAATCCTCGCAAACGTCCAAATCATCCATCTTAAACAACTCGTGAAAATCGCTATCAAAATTCATATCGCAAACTTCACATCTAAATATGCTCATACTGACTCCCAACTAATTATATTTTTTAGATTATATGTTAGAATTTTGTTAAATCTATCTGTAAATTCTACAAATCCATCTTCTACGTAATTAACTACGCCTGTAAATGTTAATGCTCTTTCTCCTACTTGAATTAGGAATTTATATTTTTTATTCTGTGTTAGTTTCATTTCTTTCTTTCTCCGTAATACATAGTCTCTCAACTATATCTCCGTAAGTTTCTCTGGGATAATCTTTTAGCCCATCTAAACTTTCTTTCGTTTCGTTTTGTATTGAAATTAATTTCATTACCATTTTTACTTAATTAAAAGAGGTTAAACCCCTTAATAAAGGTTTATATTGGTGTTATATATAACCTAACCCATATACTACAATATACACTATTCGAGTATATAGGTTAATTCGTCGTCGGTAAAAAAAATAAAGGGAGTAGGATATTAAACCTACCCCCAACTAAATCGGAGGCTAAAGGAAACTCATAGGTTTTACCCCTTAGAATTAGCTTTGCCTTTTTGTTAATTAAAACAAAAGTATGAAATTTAAACTAACTCGAATACCGACATATAGACGCTACCCATTACACAATTAGCTGGTGTGATGTCTCCTGGTTGTAATACTTGTCCAGTATAAACTACTTGTGCTGTTCCGCTTGTTGGGACGTCTATCCAATTAGTTCCAAAAGAGTTCTGTTCGTCTCCTGCTGAACTTTCCGTATATGCTACGAAACTATCCGACTCTCCGGCTGTCGTTCCGCTTCTATGTATTTTTACTGATAAGTTTGCATTAACATCATCTATACCCGTATTCCCGTTGATAACACAAACGAAAGGTTTACCCCTTGCATTAAGAGTTACAGAAACACCTGAAATAACCGCATAAGAGTCTACATTATCTACACCCCAACTAATAGGTGTTTGTATTCCACTTCCATAACTCGCTTGTAAATCTACTATCGGCGTATTAGTTCCGTCGTGAGTATGTGTATTTATTCTATTTGTAATATCATTAATACCGCTTACTCCTAAAGTGTCCCCAGCTGTAAATATATTCCCACTTGCGTAATCTGTTTTTAAAATTGCCATTATTTTTTACCTCCTTATAATTAATAATTATAATGTTATATTCTCCCTCACGATTTCTATTAAATTCTTTTTGTTTCGTGCCATTGTATTACCGAAATGTCGTCTTGGCGGTATTTTGCTTGTTCCAAATTCCATTATTTTTGCTTGTGGGACTTGTGAAACTATTGTAACGCTGTTGTTGGTTACTTGTCCGTCTACTGATTTTAAAAACTCACTTGTATCTACACTTCTCGGCTCGGCTCTTTGTCCTCTAATACTTGCCTCGGTTTCTGTCTCTAATAAGGTTTTTGCGTCTTGCATACTATCTTTAATACCTGTTCCTATCCGTCTTTCTTGTGCCATTAATAAAGCTGTAACGCTATTCATACCTAAAACCTGAAAAGAACTTTTTACCATTATTTTATACTCATCTGTTCTTTAGTTATTATTATTTTGCTGTCGTCTCTGTATAATATATTCTTGGTAGGATAATTTTGTTGGTCTCTTGGGATTATCTGCTTTCGCTTGATGTCGCCATTTTCTAACATCAATTCTTTAAATACTGCTCCGACTATCTTTTCAAAACAAATATTACCCTCTGATATTTCCTTTTCTTTTAATAGATTAATTACTTTCTCTTTCACTCTTAAATAGAAGTCGTTAAAACTCTTAGGTTCTATGCTCGGTTCTATTGTTGTTTCTATTGTTTCTGCCATTTTATTTTATTTTCAATACTATCTTTTTATTTGTCTGCTTTAAGACTATTCTTTTGTCTTTTGATTTTAGCATTATTTCTTTGTTTGCCATTATGCTCCACTTACCCTAAAGGAAGTTTGTATTTGTAATTCTCTATCTCCAGAAAAAGACAAATTACTAATTACTTCCCTATTAAATATCGAACCATTAGAAACTGCATTAAATAAACCGAACTCGCTAACATCTAATCCGCTTATAGCTGTTGAACTAAAATCGCCAATATAAGTTACAACTTTGCTATTACTCATATCGTAACTTGTAAGAGCATTTCTAACATTCTCTTTTTCTAAGTTTGTGTCTGCTACTGCAAAAGCGGTAGTTCCTGAACCAATCGCTGTATGAGTAGGTATAGTCGGCTGTGGACTTCCTATTAAACTTCTAATAGTGTTTAATCCTATTGTTGTTATCGCCATTAATCTACCTCCATCTTACTATTTATTTTCAATTCTCTTATACTAACTATATCTCTAAACCCATATACTCGCCTATCTTTATTTGTTTTTATATTTCCATCCATATCTAAAATTATTGAGTCCTTAGAAACAAAATGTAATACTCCTATAATATCTCCTTTATCTTCTGGAGTTTCTTGGTATTGTATTCCAACTACTACCATTTTATTTATTAATGTCTCGGCTTTGTTTCTCATTCTGTCTATTTGTGCGTGTGTTAGTTCATTGATAGATTTCTTGTTATCTTCTAATAATCTTTTCTTCGATAACTTCTTTTCTAATAATCGTATTTCTTCTATTAATCTCATATTGTATAACCTCCACTTTGGAATAAAGAACTACCGGCGTCTGATAAACCTATCCGACTATCTGGGCTGTTTAATCTCCCGTGTAAATCGGAATGAAACACAAAATTAGAACCAATATTAATACCCCACGCCTCGAAATGACTCTCTACTGGGACTAGATCTACGCTTGTTTCTAATCTTGTTAAAGTCCCCTCTAAGTCTCCACCCTCTACATCTTTCATTCTGTTTATCTGTTCTTTCATAGTGTCGGTAAAATCCCTTATTTTTTTATTTAATGTAATTGTTAAAACGCTTTCATCTTGTATTTTCTTTGGTGTAAAATCATATTGAACACTTAAAATCCCGTAAGTTTGGTTAGATATTTCAAAATTAGGTAAGTTTACTAAAGCTGTGTTTCCTGGGGTAACTGCTATGACTCCTTTAATCCTAAGATTTCCTTGTATTTTTATGTCTTTATTGTCTGCTAAAAATGAAACTGCTCTGTCGTTTGCCTCATCAAAATTCTTAATCGTATTATCATTAATAACTTTCGTCTTTGCTCCAAACTCCGTTATGCTGTTTATATCTTGTGTAAATTTAAGAATAGGGACACTCTTTTCATAATCTACTGAAACGTTAGACGTCCCACTCGCCGGGATGTTGTCCCCTGCTGTCGTTCCACTTGTAAATATAATCTTCTTTTCCTGAAAATCTACTAAGTATTTTATTGTCTCAAAAGCGGGGTCGTTCATACCAAAAACTCCACCTGGTTCTTGTAATACATTATCTACCGAAACTCTCGTATTGTGCGGTTTATCTGTTAGCAAAAATACAGAACCAGTAGTCCCAGCACCGCCTACACCACCTATATCATTAATACCCGTTAGACTCCTATCTCCGTATACCCACACTTTATTAAAAATATCTTTATCTTCTGACTTGAAGTCTCCGGCTAATACGTTAGTGTTATCAAAAGTAAGTCCCGAACTAACAGACTCTTTCGCCTCGAAATGAACATCTTTATCTTCGTCTACATAAAATATAAAGTTTGCTAATTGTGCTAACTGCTGTAACGCGTCGAATAGATTTTTGTGGTTGAATGAGATTTTACTTATTGTTGTTCCTGAACTCGTGTCTACGTTGTTTGTGGTTACTACACCTACCGCGTTCTGTTGGATTATCTTTTTTGCTATTGCTCCGGCGTCCTCATCCCTATATACAACCGGCTGTATGGTCATATCTTGTAATGTTGCTCCGAAGTCTCTCCCTTTTAATATTAGATTTTCTTTTAATGCCTCTCCAGAGAATTTCTTTTGTTCTATTAAACCAGTAAATATTTTGGTTGTTGAGGGGTCTGTGTCTATATCTGAATAAATAACAACCTCATCATTAACACTAAAATCATCTTTAAACT